ATGGAACAGGAAAACAGGAATCAGCAGAACGCGGCTCCGCAGGTCAGCCTCGGCGACCAGATCAAGGTCCGCCGCGAAAAGCTCGCGCAGCTGCAGGCCGAGGGGATGGACCCGTTTACCATCACCCGCTTCGTCAGCACCACGACCGCACAGGAGATCAAGGACCATTTTGACGAGATGGAGGGAAAACCCGTCTCCATCGCGGGCCGTCTCATGTCCAAGCGCGGCATGGGCAAGGTCTCCTTCTGCGATCTGCAGGACAAGACCGGCCGCATCCAGCTCTACGCCCGCAAGGATGAGATGGACGAAGCCGCGTACAACCGCTTCAAGAAATATGACATCGGCGATATCGTCGGCGTCGAGGGCGAGATCTTCCGCACCCAGCGCGGCGAAATGTCCGTGCGCGCGAAGACGATCACGCTCCTGTCCAAATCCCTGCTGCCGCTGCCCGAGAAGTTCCACGGCCTGACCGACAAGGAGACCCGCTATCGTCAGCGTTATGTCGACCTGATCGTGAACCCCGAGGTCAAGCGCAACTTCATCATCCGCTCGCAGTTCATCAAGCATCTGCGGGATTATCTGGACAATATGGGCTATATCGAGGTCGAGACCCCCGTCCTCAACACCATTGCCGGCGGCGCGGCCGCGCGTCCGTTCATCACCCACCACAATACGCTCGATATCGACATGTACATGCGCATCGCGACCGAGCTGCCCCTCAAGCGCCTGATCGTCGGCGGTATGGAGCGCGTGTATGAGGTCGGCCGTATCTTCCGCAACGAGGGCATGGACCCCAAGCACAACCCCGAGTTCACCACCGTCGAGCTCTATCAGGCCTACGCCGATTTCCACGATATGATGGACATCGCCGAGGGCGTCTACACCACCTTCGCACAGAAATACCTCGGGACCTATGAGCTGGAATGGATGGGCGAGAAGGTCGACCTGACCCCCGGCTGGCCGCGGCTGACGATGGTGGAAGCCGTCAAGAAGTATGTCGGCGTCGACTTCGATGCGATCACCGACGATGCAGAGGCCGTTGCGGCGGCAAAGGCAGTCGGCGTTGAGCTTGCCGACGCCGCTGAAAAGACCTGGGGCAATGCCCTCTACGCCTGCTTCGACCAGAAGGTCGAGGAGCATTTGGTGCAGCCGACGTTTATCACCATGTACCCGGTCGAGGTCAGCCCGCTGACCAAGCGCAGCCCCAAGGACCCGCGCCTGACCGAGCGCTTTGAGTTCTTCATCTGCCGCGCGGAGATGGGCAACGCCTATTCCGAGCTGAATGACCCCATCGACCAGCGCGAACGCTTCATGAAGCAGGTCGAGCAGCGCGAACGCGGCGACGACGAGACCGAAATGCTCGATGAGGATTTCCTTACCGCCCTCGAATACGGCATGCCCCCCACGGGCGGCATGGGCATGGGCATCGACCGCGCTGTCATGCTCTTCACCGGCGCAGACACCATCCGCGACGTCATCCTGTTCCCGACGATGAAGCCCCAGAGCTAAGAAAGCATTGTGGCACAACGGTTACAGGTGATACAACCTCTGGTTTGACACCACTTTTACACCAATTCACTTTGAATTCAACATGGCTACTAAGGAGTGCCCCGTCTTTGACGGGGTGCTTTCTTTAGCCATCATACATATATCAGCGTAAAAAATAAGGGCAGGTTTGGGAAATCAAAATCCCATTCCTGCCCTTTTCTTTTTAGCAAAATCTGTACCGAAAAATATATAGTATTCGTGACAACACACAAAAAAAATGAGAGCGTGCTTCAACAGCAGCTCTCATATATCTTGTCTATTTGACATTTACACCGAAGTCCTTTATAATGGCTTTTGTGGAATCCACCGTCCGCGTCGAGTTTCCGGGTTCAGTCATAGCCCATCTCCTTTGTAGACGGTGTACGGTTAAAAAGACGGTTGCCTGCTATCCCGCGAGTGCGGAGAGAAAGGTGAATGTAGAGCCCTCGCGGGAAATTTATTTCTCGGGGAGGTGATACATACGCTTCAAGAAGTTTTTTGGATTGCGTCTATCTGCTGGATTCTTATCCAAGCATGGGACAAGTTCCATAACAGAAAGAAGTGAGCCGTCTGCCGCTAACAGATGGCTCACTGAGTGTTGGGGTTAATCCCCAGTTTCAGATGTAGGTATCAACTTGTGGCAACCGTCTGGGTTTCCACCGCAGGGGGCGCTTGTTACCAGCAGGCGCTCTCTGTGTTATTATTATAGACTACTTCAACGGTATTTGTCAAATGAATTTTCTGTTAGCGTTTTCTTTCAGATTTCTCCTACGTCAGCCTGTGGGAACCGCATAACCCTTAGTCAAGCTCCGCAAGTGTACGGATGCTGACCCCATCACTTGCTTCAACGCTACGGCTGACAGTCCTGCTGCAGCCTGCTCATAGAATATTTACACCCACAAAATATTCTTAGATATTATTTTCCAAATGCGATGATTGCGCCAATGATGCCAGATACAAGCAAGGTAGAGATGCAAGTAATGATTGCAACCTTGACAGTATTGACATTGTTGGCGATTTGCTTATACGGTTTGTTCTCGGTTTCATTAACCTTCTCAGACAATTTACGTTCGGTCTCCTGCCATGCTTTTGCTTGCGCATCTACCTTACGATTGGTGTCATCCACCTTGCCCTCGATATTACTGACACGCTGTGCAATGAGCTCGACGGAAGTAGCGATTTTATAGATAGCCTTCTGCTCACTCTGGATTTCCTTCAGCTCACCTTCTAAGGTGTCAATTCTGTGTGTATTGGACTTGCATCGCTGCTCAGTCTCAATTAACAGTACGGTCTCTTGCTCGGTCATAAGAGAAACCTCCTCGGATGATTATTTTTCCCCTTCCTTCGGCTCCACTATGGAGGCAATAGCAGAGTTCTGTTTCAACACGTCTTTCATTTCGCTAAGGGCGTCATCAACGTATTTGCTAAAGGTTTCAAATGGCAAGACCTTTGCCAACCAAGGGAAACGCTCGCAGAACTTGTCGTAAACAGATGACAGCTTCAGTTTGCCCGTACCGGAACCGAACTCGCGTTCAGCACCAAGAACAGCCTGCAGAAGCCATCCACGAATCTGCTCGTACTTCTTGTCGGTGGACAGGTTGCGCCAACGCAGGACAGCCATGACGCCGCCAACGATAAACACAATGCCAGTAACAATTACATACCAATTCTCCACAATAAATTCCATATACAAACTCCTCTCTAAAAGGTAGTGGGGCGGATTTCAGGTGCCGCCCTTCACCTTAGATTGCTGGACTCTCCCAGCTTGGGTCTTCGACGAAGCCTTTTGCCTTTGCGCTTTCGAATGTGATACCACCAGCAGAATGGTCAGATTTACACAGGTTCAAATAAAATGCGCATACCACGCCATGTGCCGACCACGGCAATCCAACCATTGCCCCAATCCACGGCAGCGCTCCGGTATAGTTCCGCTTTACACAATAGAACGCTAAAAGTAACCCACCGACTGTAACAATCCACAGAAGGGAGCGGATATCGTCAATCAGCTTTTTTGAAAAAGCGTCCTGTTTGCTTGTGCGTTTTCTCCTTCGCCTTGCTTGCTGTCTGCTGCCGCTATATGTAGCCATCACGCTTTACCCATCAGTTTTGCAAAACGATAGAACAAAGCAGCAGCCTGTTCACGGGTAAGCTGGTCAGCCCAAGCATAGTTGGGTTCACCATTCACCTCAGTGCCAGTGCCATTGATGAGACCGTTGGAGATAGCCCACTCACGAGCTTCCTTGCTCCAAGTGCCGCAGTCATTGTCCTGCAGCTCTGCACGGTACTCCTTCATCAGTTCCTTGAATGTGTCCAGAGTCATATCTTCATCCTCCTCTTTGCCGTCGCCGATTCTCTTTTTGAACTCTTCCCACTGTGCGTCGCCACTCGTCTTGTAATAGACATTCATGTCGGCGCAACACCACGGTCTCGGACAGAGTTTTCCGGTCACATCATAATGACGGATAACGTGGTCTGCAGGAATGTTGTACTGAGCCATCAGCTTCTTTGTCAACCATACGAGGTTGTCCACAACTTTTGGTTCGAAATACCAATCAGTATCAGAAGCCATAACCCTCTTGCGATTGATTTTGGAAGGGCGTGCTTCAATCCCGATGGAGTTAGAGTTACGGCACTCAGGGTGCTTGTACTTGTTCGCACCACAGTGCCATGCGATGTCCTTATCGCGGACACAGCGATAGATGGTATCGCCCTCGTCAAGCGCATAATGGGCAGACGCTTGAATACCCGGTGTCTTGAAATATTCAGAGACACTCTTTGCGGTTCCGAGCGCACCGAAATAATGAATGACGATGTACTTCGGAGTCATGTTGCCTGAACGGAAGTTAACCGTTGTCAGGTTGTCTACAATTTTCAACTTGCATCCTCCTTCCTGTTCTGGTGTATTGATTTGGATTTTGCCAGCGAACTTGTCGTAATAAGCTTGTCCGTAGCTGGCTCGTTTTTCTTGGACGCTCTGTCCCTGATTGGCAGGACGTTCAAATTGGAGAAGAACAGCATTGGATGCCTCACGGACAGACGATGCGCTCTTGAGGGTGCTCAGCAGCCCAGAATAGCCCACAGACAGCTCTTTAAGCAGGAAGTTGAGCTGGGCATCCATGTTCCCTACGGACGCTCCTGCGGCTTTACAGGAGGCAAGGAGAGCGTCCTTGCGTGACCAGTACGTCCACTGAGCTAATCCGTAACCGGCACTGTCTTTCACAAAGTTGGAATAACTGCCGCTATCGACGGCGGCAGTATATTCTTCATCAGTCATGCCAAGTTTCTTCTCGTATGTATTTTGGAGGTTCTTGGGATTCAGTCCGCTCTCTGCAAAAAGATTCCCCATCAAACCCGCGACGCCGAAATCATTCAGACCAGCAGATTTCAAATAGCGCCAGATTTTTTCGTCGGCGTTCATGCGAACCACCTCCTTGATAAAAGCATTGTTTTATAATCAGACAATCTTGTAATGCGGCTTCTCTTCGCCGAAAAACCAATAACGAAGATAATCGTCAAACACGATTGCCACGACAGATAAGCCAACCCACGCAAAATAGAACGGTAGACAGACTTGCCCCAAAATGTTAAGAGGGAGTCCAGAATAATCCCAGACACCCAGCTTCAACCATATATTCACGATAACGCCGGTGATAAACTCAAGGCAGGTCACCATTGTTCCGCCGATTAAGGCTTGCCACACGATTCCTAATTCCCACGGGAAAAGCTCGTTGATTAAACCAATAGAAACAAAGCACAGTCCACCGAGAATAAACATGGATGGATGACTGTGCCCACGCCAAAGCATCTCAATGCCGACATAGATTGCGCCGCCGATAACGGCAAGCACAAGCAGTTTGAGACATACCTTCAGCCGCTTCATATTAGTTGCCCAGCTTTTCTGTGATAGCGTTCATCTGAGCCTGTGCAACAGCAAGCTTTGCGTTCATCTCAGACAGGTACGGTTCTGGCAGCGTTATGCCGTATGTAACAGCAGAGATTTCTTCAGCACCTTCCAGTGACTGTACATACGCTTTCAAAGCATTGTGATAAGTTGTCTGAGTGGTAATAAGAGTTTGCGCCGCAATATAGATTTGGGCAATCTCAGCGGCTGTGTAGATACGGCAGACACCACCGTCTGATTGATATGGGAACTCTGTGCCGCCAAGCTCAACAACGCGGAACAGGTTCGCAATATTTGCTTGGTCTTCGATGCTGAGATTAAAATGAACGGCACCCTGTGTCAGCTCCAAATCAATACCCGCAACGATGATGGCGTTGCAGCTCTTAGAAATTTCTGCAATCTTTGCAGCTTTGATAATAGCAAGAGAGTTGTCCTCTCCGACAATTTCGATTACGTCTTCCATCGTGACCCAGCCGCGTTCGACAGCCTTCAAAAGACCATTCATGTCGATAGCACCGGACTGGTACATGGCTTTCAGTTTTTCTTTCATCGATTACACCTCCAGCGCGGAAAGAATCAATTCGTCAACGAGGTCACGCTGATGGGCAACCAAAGAGCCGCCGTCACATTTGGCAACGACTACAGTGCCAGCACCCTCAATTTCGTCGTGACCAACCAGATTATACGGTTCGCTGTTGAATGCTACGCCAATCGCTTCGTCAACAGAGCATGGCGTAAAACTGCCGCTGTTGCCAATTTTGATATACAGAACGGAGTCGGTCATACCAAGCTCGGTTCCGTCCAGTGTGATAATTCGATACATTTAAGCAACCTCCTTTGCTCCTACCAACTTTGCGATGTGTCGGAGCGTGTCAATATCGGCGTTGAAGAAAGCATGGTTCCACAGCCAGAAGTCTGCGTACTCAATGCGCTTATACGGCTGGCAGGTTGGGTCTTCCCAGACCTTGTCCCATCGATTTTGATAATTCGCATCGCGCTTTGCGAGCGTCTTTTGAATGGCTTGTGTTAATTTTCCACGGAGCATTCCTGCGCCATCGTCGTCACGGGCAAAGAACTGATGCGCGTTCTCGCTTGTTACAACGCAGAGGAGCTTGTCACCGTGGAAGATATATCCATTGGCTTCTTCACACATGGTCATAGCGGGGAGATTTACTTCGCCGCAAATTGCTTTGTCCTTGAAGCGTCTATGCACAACATATTTCATCCTTTTTTCCTCTTTCTCTAAAGTTTTCAATTCGTTCCGGCGAAAAACCGAAAACCGAATAAAAAAGCCTACGCAACCGAAGCACACGATTGTGGTCGTCGTAGGACTCAAAGTATGCGAGCATTCCGTTTACGGAAGTCCAGAGGTCGTCGTATGACATTTCTCCATTCTGGATTTTTGTACGGAATGCTTTTATTTTTCTTCGTGCTCGCTTTACTCCATCACGATTTCCGTTCATCACAACACGACCAGTTTCGGTCAAAATAAATTTTGCTTTGCAATAACGGAACGGCTTTGTGAGCGGGACAATTCTTGACTTTGATTTGCTAACAGTTAGCTTGAGACTCTCTGCCTTTGCCACAATCAGAGCCATGATTTCTTTGGCGTCTCGGTCAGGCGGAACAATGACGTAATAATCGTCCATGTAATGACCGGCGCACTTGATAGAGAGCTGGCATTTGATAAAGTTGTCCAGTGCAGACGGAAACGCAATCATTTCTGCCTGACTTGGCTCGACACCAAGCGGTAGACCAACTCCGCCCGAAACAGTGTTGACAACATCGTCTCCGATTTTTCTGATATCTTGGTTCAGCAATAGCTTCTCATGCCGCTTGAAGATTTCTTCATGGGACACAGATGGGAAGAACTGTTTGAAGTCAATCAGAATCACATTCCCATCTCGTCCATAACGACGGAAGTGCCAACGCAAGTCCTCTTTTAACATTCTCTTTGAGAACTCAAAGCCCTTGCCTTCAAGACTGGCGCCGTTGTTGTAAATCATCTCAGGACGATACAACGGTAGAAGTACCTTCTTGGTATAAACCTTGTGGACTTGACGGTCTTGGATTCTCGGTGCATCAATAGGGCGGGTCTTGCCGCGCTCTGAAATCGTGAAATGTACATATGCACCCGGAATCCATTTTCGCTCAAGCAATAAACGCCGTCTGCGTGCTGTTCCAGAGAACAGGTGCATCTCAAAACGTTGAGTGCTATTCTTCCAACGAACACCGTTACAGCATTTCTTTCCGGCTTTGTACATATCATCGTATCCAAAGACATCATGCAGACCGCCAACTGTGGCGGCACGCCTTAACCTATTCTCTTCGCGCCTTGTCTTGCGCCTTTCGTAACGTCCTTTACGTCTACTCATAAAAATTATTCACCCTCCGTACAGATGTCTTGTAGGGCATCGTCTAATCTGCTTAATTCGTGACACATGAAACGAGGTAAGATGCATCTCTCGCCATGCACGCACGGGTACTCCGGCGGCGTTCGTGTCAAAATATCAAAGGGTAGTTTCGGACTTTCATCACGGGAAGTATTTCTCCTTTCGTAAGGGTCATAGTTCACCCTTTGGGCTACTACGATTGACCCAGACCATTTCTGGTTTACGAAATCCGGGGCGACGCCATTGGAATTCCTTGCGTTGTTATTGTTCGCGTTGCCGTTCGTGTTCACATTGCAGAAGTTGTTGCTGTTGTTGTAATTAGGAGAACGCTCCCACCACCAAGCAGTGGAACAGAGAGAGGCAAAAGACTCCCAACCGACAGGTTTTACAGAAATACACCCATAAATTTTCATAGACCTTTACCGGCTCTTATCGCTTTTCAACACATTGGTCAAAAGACCATTTTCTGCATCGATTAAATCACCAAGTTCCTGCGCCATGTGCTCCAGCTTTTTCTTCGCGTCTGACGCACCGACAGAGTTTCCACTACCGGTTGTAAAACAACCGGACGGGTTCGTCATCATCAAGTCGTAACAATGCGCAAGGTGGACATCGAGAGCCATCAGGGACGCTCTCGCTTCGAGCAGATGCTGCTTACGAAGTTCTTTTCGTGCCGCATCAGATGGATAGATGCTGTTTGCTTTTTCTGCGTGGTCTACAACTTCTGAGGCAAGCTCCGACACGGACTTAGATACGAGCCGAGAGTACCGAGATGACAACCTCGACAGGAAAGCGATGGTTTGGATGTAGATTTTGTTCGCCACATTGACGAACTCAGCCTTACTTTCAGACCTGTGTGCTTTTAAGACTGACATAAGAATCTCCTTTCGTTCTTGGATTTATTAGCTCCGAATGCACTATTCTGGAGCCGTTCACCACTAATCGCAAAGGGTGTACCCTTGCTAATTATAGGATGGGGAGGGGGACGAGGTTCCCTTGCATTTACCGCAGAGGGTGTACCGTCCCTCTCCCTTAATGATTTGAACACGCCCACTTCCGTGGGCTTGATACTGTTGATGCAGGATTAGACGCGGAAAGCCGGGGCGACGCCAATGGAATACCCTGCGTAGCTACAGGTCGCGTCGCCGTTCGTGTACACACTGCAGAAGTAGTTGCTGTCGTTGTAATAAGGAGAACGCTCCCACCACCAAGCAGTGGAACCTGTTGCGCTGTGACGGTATTTCACCTTCGAATTTCCAGCAGAGTAATAGGCATACTGCGCCTGATAGTTCTTTTCGGCAGAGTTCGCATAGGTGCGTGTGCCGAAAATCTCATACTCAGCCAGCAACGGAAGGTAGTCTGTGGTCTTAGTAACATAAGACGCATTGTCACTACCACCGCCCGTATTGTCTGTGTAGATAGTCATCGGCTGCATCACAGCACGAAGGTCAGACGGAAGTGCAGCCATTAGCGTATTTGCGACAGGGTTTGTCGCAGTTGTTGCCGTGGCATCACCATCATTCGTGTTCGTTGAGCCAAGCACATCGTATCGCAGGTCACAACCCTTCCAGCCACCAGAGTTGGTGTTTGAGCTGTGGTTCATATTGAAATACTTGGTTCCGTTTGTTGAGTAGCCATCGTACTTGCCATCAACTAAACAAATATCCGTGCCGCCAGACAATGCGGTTTTGAATGTGCCAAATGTGATACCGTTACCTTCCTTGCTGCTATTGTGGTTAAAGCCAATAATATAAGCGTAGTAAGTACCGTTCACAGCCTGTGTGCCGACAGTACCGCTCACAGCGACAGCCTTACGGTCGCCGACTGCCCAGTAGCTTGCGCCAGTTCCAGAAACACTGTGGATAGCCGCCCAAGAGTTGTCATTCAGCGTAGCAAGAATAAACTCTGCTGTAACTTTGACAGTCTTACTTGCCGGTGCAGAATAGTTCGTACCAGCAGTGCAGCTCACGGTGATAGTCGCTTCGCCATTTGTTTGATTGACGTGAGAAACAGTAACTGTATTCCCGCTACGGGAAACAGTGGCAACGCCAGTTGCGCTGGAGGTCACGCTCAGCGTGCCATCGTGGTTGCCGCCAATCGTGAACGTATCAGTAAGCTTACTCAAGCTAAGCTTGATTGTTGTCTTACTCACAGTCAACGTACCAGTCGCTTTACCAATAGACCAAACAACGTTCTTGGCGGTAGTCGCCCCATCAGACCAGCGATAGTCGGTTTTCGGCGTAAAAGAAGCCGTGTAATTGCCTGCGTTCGTGCCGGATGTCGTACCGCCAATCGTCATATAAGTCGTGTTATAATTGCTCCAACTCGGAGACTGAGAAGACTTATTGTAGGTCAGTGTACCGCTCTGGGCGGGTACGTTCGCAATCGTGATACGGTTTGCTGTACCAGTCGTCCGCTGAGACGTAGAGGTGTTGATGCCGCCGTCCGTGGTCTCTGGGAAGAAAGCAATGTAATACTTCGTTCCGTTTGTCAGACCGGTAATCGTCAACGGCGTGCTGGAATATCGGTTGCGTGTCGTGACCTTTAGCGTATAAACAGCGCCGGAATCATCCTTGCTTGTAGGGTAGCTGCCGCTCTTCACAACAATTGTGGTGCTTGCCCACGATGCCAGAGTCACGCCATCGGCAGAGATAGAAGCAGAAGGGTCAGTCCACTTAACGGTCATCTTGCCGTTGCCTGCTTCAGAAGAGGCACTCATGCCGGTAACATTCCAGCTTGTGATGCCTGCAACCTGAACAGTCGGAATCGCATTGAATTCGTCATCCGTGCTGTCAGTGTAGGCATTTGCAGTTGTATAGGGGAAGAACTTATAGTAATACTTCGTTCCGTTGGACAGACCACTGTCACAGAAGTAAGTATTCTTATAAGCGTCTCGTGTTTTACTATCGAGAACGATAGTGCCGTCACGACGGCTTGTAGGCGCGGAGCCCGCCTTACGAACAAGCAGGGTACCGCCCCAAGCAGCAATCGTAGAACCTGCCACAACGAGGTCATCGGGGTCAGTCCACTTCACATAGACTTTCCCAGAAGAAACCTGCGTGGTAATACCGGAGACAGCCGCAAGTGTCAGACCGCCACTGCCTGAACCTGCGCCGCCGGGGAAGTTAGATAAAATAGGCATTTTACGCCCCTCCTTTAACCTAAGAGAATGATGTAAACAGGAATGTCACGCTCTGGCATCTCGCCATCAGCGGCGATAGTCAATGTACCATCAGCCTGTCCGATAACTGAGAGCATTGCCTCACGAGCAATTTCACGCTGTTCTGCAGTCGCATTATGAGCAACAGAGATTGTGCCGTTCTGCGATGCAGTAAGCCCGCTAATCGTGAGGGTTTGCGTGTAGGGCGCATCGACACCAACCCATGCAGACGCAAGCAGAGTGGTATTGATTGCCACACTGCTGTTTGCTTTCTCACCAAGGGCAGCATCGATTTTTACCATATTGGAGTTCTCGGTTCCATTCATCTGGTTGCGCCATTCCTGAAAGCGAGTTGAGCTGTCATCGGTCAAATAGAGGTTGTAGTTTGGTGTATTACTCATTTACTGCACCGCCCTTTCAACCAAGCAAGATAACAACGACTGGAATATCGCAAGTGGGTACAGACCCATTTGCGGCAATCGTTACAGAACCCGCTGCTTGACCACAGATATACATTTCTGCTTCAGACGCAGCAGAGAGCTGTTCATCGGTAATGCTCTGAGACAAGCCGATAACACCATTCTGCGTTGCACCAAGCCCAGCAATGGTAAGTGTCTGCTGTCCACTCGCCCATCCTGCTGCGGTCAACGTAGCGGTAACAGCATTGCTTGCATCACACTTTTCAGCAAGAGCAGTCAGCATCTCTTCATCATCAAAGGGGAGCTGAGAATACTTCTTTGTACCGTCTCCAACTTTCTTACGAACGCTACCACTGGCTGTATCAACAATGATGATTTCACCATCCAAAAGGATGGGGTCTTTTGCTGTCCAGTTTGCGCTCGTGTCTCGCTTTTGTCTGATTCGTGCATTATATTCAGCCATACAGTAGCCTCCTTATAAGCAAAGCCCCGCCGTGCATAACACACGACGGGGTTGCTTGTGTTTTATTTATGCTCAGATGTTAACAGAGGCGCTGCCACAGTTGAACACAATATAACCGGAAGCCTGCTTCAGCTCGGTAATATCGTGCTCATGGTTGCCAGCAGCCTTGCTGTCCCAATCCACAACCTTCTCGGCGGAGATACCGTCAAGCACAGTCTTGTTTGCGTGCTCATGCTGCTTAGTAACAGCGCCGTCCCACGCATCGACCTTATCCTGAGAGATAGTGTCGAGGATAGTCTTGTTATCATGCTCGTGCGCCTTCTGTTCAGCGGCGTCCCACTTTGCCTTATCGCCGGTAACAATCTTGTCCAGCTCAGCCTTGTTCGTATGGCTGTGCGCCTTGCCGATAGCAGACTGCACGTCAGCATGGAGCTGTGCCAGAGTCACGGAACCCTCGGTGAGAGTAGCAGTCACCTTATGGTCAGCGCTGACATCAATCACAATCTGGTCGCCAACCTTGGAGCCAGAAGTGACGTACTCAATCAGGCTGCCAACATTGATGTAGATGTTGTCTTCAGTAGCGTTGGCAAGAACCAGATGCAGGTATGTACCAGCCTCGCCCCATGCACCAGCCTCAGCCTTTGTCTCAACCGTACCGGACTCAACAACCATATCCTTGGGGATATCGATATTCACATCCAGATTGGTAGCCGTCTGCTTGATGTTGTAGCGCTTTGCCACGCCATCCGGGGTAGAAGGAGTGACAGTTACGGTATAGTCGGTCTGAGCAGGAATCTTACCGATTTTCTCATCGACGTAACCAACAACGGTCGTAGCAGTAGCGCCTTCGGGCAACACACCGACGCGCTCACCCAGAGCGTCAACGGCAGTTTGCGCATCATCGCCAGCCTTCTTCGCTGCCGCAATTGCTGCGTCCTTACCATCTGCGTAGGTCTTTGCATCTTCCAGCGCCTTAGTCGCAGCGCCAGCCGCGTCAAAAGCGCCTTCGTCTTTATAGGCAGCAGTGCCAAGACCGTGAACCTTCACGTCTTCGCCATTGAACTTGACAGTACCATTTGCAGTGCCTTCAGCCAGCGTATAAACGGTCTCGTCAGGAATAGTGATTGTGCTCACCAAATTCCAAGTAGATGTACCCTTTGCCTGAGAATACAGGTGGAACTTGCGGCTATTGTCCGCATAGACCTCCAGCTTGTACTGGGTATCAGTATCCTGAATCTCGCCTGAGATGTAGTCGGACAGACCATCAATCTCGTTTGCGGAATAGGTGGGCTTGGAAGCTGCTTTTGCCCAGTCGTACACGTCAGCAGCTAAACCAGCAGTGAACTGCAGCTCGCTGAATTTGTGTGCGCCGTCGCCAACCTTAAACAGAACAGCAGGCTCCTTCGCTACGGCACCAGTCTCAGCCGGAACGACAACAACGGCGACTTCACCGACAAGCAGTTGGGGGTCTTTTTCAACCCACTGTGCGTAGGTGTCATACTTCAGAGAAATGCGGGTATTAAATGTTGTAGTAGCCATAAATGATTACCGTCCTTTTTATGTGGTTTTAGTTAGAGCGGAGCACAAAGCTCCGCTCATCGTGTTTATAATCAGACAGCGGCATTACCGCCATCGAGAATCAGTGTATCACCATCAGACTGAACCAGTTTATTCATGTTAAGGCTATTGACCTCCATGCTTCCGTCTTCAGCGACAGCGACCTTATTCTCTCCGGTGGAACTGGTAACAACACCAGCAGCATCACCAGCAAATGGAATGTTAACTGCCTTCTCAGAAATGTTCAACGCGGCACCAGCCAGCTTGATAATCTCGATGAGGTTCTTGTTTGCGCCCGCTTCAACGCCGCCAAGCTTTTCTTTCTCTTCATCGGTGTAGTCGTTGGCACTCAAGCCTTTACCTGCAACTTTATCAACCTTACCAGCCAAAGCATCAGGGAGACCAGTAACTTTAGCCGGAGCGACCTCCTTGACTTCGAGTTTACCCTCTGCAGAAACAGTGAACTCGTCAGAAACACTCTTGACGTAATTGGCTTCTGCGCCCTCTGGCAGAGCAACCAACTTTTCTTTCAGCGCAGTCGTAAAGTCCTCGGTAGAGAGCCCCTTACCATCTACCTTGTCAACTTTGTTGGCAATGGCAGTAGCAATAGCTTCGTTCATCTGCTCTGTGGTGGAATAATTGTCGAGGTTTACACTCACATCATCCAGACGAACAACTTCGGTATCTACCTTTGCGTAGATATCGTAGAAGCCAGTGTCGGCATTCATCACGAGATAGAGAACATTATCCTTGGCTTCAGAAGCCGCAGGGACTGCATCAACCTTCGTGAAGCTGGCATGACCGGTCTCGGCGATAGCCGTCTTGATTGCCTCCGCGATTGCAGTAGCGGTCATAGCATCAGTGATACCATAACCTTCAAGTGTGGTAGCCTTATCAGCTTTACCAGTCTGGAGGTTTTGAATGTCCTGTGTATGACCAGCGACGGTATCAGCCAGACCGGAAACGGTGCTGGTATCGGGTGTGTACCACTCAATAGCAGTACCAGCCGCATTGATGCGAGGCTGCTGACCTGCGGTGGCGGAACCAAAGCCCTTCAGAGCGACCTTGCCATCAACAATCTCGATGGACTTGCCATCGCCAAGGACGGCAGAACCGACTGCCTTCAGGGTCTTGTCCGGCTGAATAATGTACAGGTCGGCGGAAGATTCCGTTACGACGCAAACATTTTCGCCATAAAAATAAGTGCCGTCCGAACTACCAACTTCAACAGCGGTAGCGGCGGCAGCTTCAGCAGCACTCAGAGAAGAGAAGTAATAACGTGCGTCCAGAGGGAACGCAGTTTGCGGATTAAATGAAACCGCAAAATTCAGTTTGCCAAAATCAGCCATTATGCGTCACCTCCATGTTAGATTGTCACTTTATAGGTGTTTGCAGTATCGTTGGCGTTAGCCATATCCATCACATACACCTTATAGTCGATTGCCTGATAACCGTTCGCGCCCTCGACAGAAACGACGGTCTTGGTGAAAGCGGTCTTGACTTCCGCGTTCATACCATTCACGTCCTGCACGGAGCTAACATCACGCAGCGTTGCGGGATACGCGAACACAACGCGAATGGCGCCAACGGGGATTGCGAGGTTGAAGCTGTTGCCAGCCGCCAGAGCCTTACCACTATTACCGCTAAGACCACGCACAAGTGCAGAGTTCACTTCGCCATCCTTCGCTTTCAGCGTTCCGTAGAAGCTGTTGCGGTAGCCAGTGATTTTGCCTGTCGCCTTGCTCTTATTACCGGCAGCAATTTTACCGGCGGCATACTCATTACCGAGGTTCGTTACGGGAACAGCACCCTCGCCGTGAGTCGCAGTAGCCGTAATAGCGTAGCTGGTAGCGTCGCCAACTGTCAGCTCATCGAACGAACCGGAGACAGTATCCTTGGTAGCAGTACCGTCGGTTACGCTCCAAGCGGTAGCAGTAATACCAGTTGCAGGACCGTATGTATAGCTACCCGCGCTCAGAGAAGCGGTGTACGCAGGAATGACTTTTGAACCAACCTCATACGCTGCAATTTGCTTACAAGTAATTGTCACGGCGGGTTGTGTTGCTGTCGGATTCTTTTCCTTCGCCAGAATGGACGCGAGAACATCCTTAACATTCTTGCCAGATGCGGCAATCGTACCAGAGCCAGAGCTCGGAACGGTCAGAACACCAATGGCAGCAGTGTACGTCAGGTCATCGGCAAAGTAAACATTCTCGGCGCTGTAGTTTCCATCCATCGCAGCCCACACAGAGCCATCGTAGACATAGGCAGTGTAAGAATACTTGCCATCGGCAATCAGAGATTTGACAACAAAGATGTCATCTTTCTCAGCGGTAACGCCAGCCGCAGTCAGAACGCGAGTAATGACATCGTTGTCACTTTCGCCCTCTGCCTTCACGCCTTCATAATGGGCAGCACTTGCTCCACTGATAGCCTTCAGGTTCTCATAAGTGGTAACGCCATCACCAATCTTGAGAGTACCAAGCTCCAAGTCAAAGCAAGGCTCACCAGCGGCAGGTACAACGTCTTTGTTAGCAAGCCAATTTGCCGTTGTGTCACGCCGAACTTGGATTTGGGTTTTCATCGTAGTATTGGGCATAACTTTCCTCCTTCAAAATATTTTTGCAGAATGGTTTCATTGGATACCGTTCGCAGCGCCTCCATCAATCACTTTGACATCGCCAACGCTAATGTCGCCTGCATTAACGGGAGACAATTTCCCGTCAGCAGAAACGATATACGGAACCCAATCAGAACCGTTATGCACTGAAATAATGTGTCCAGCACAATCGTAGGTCTTGACCCACGCTTGCGCCTCGGTTAACGTCTCAAACTGTTTGCGCTCGGAGATATTTTTCATCTCACCATTCGCATCGTAGAAATACAGTTCGGACTCTTTGCTGTCGCTGGTGATAATCAGACTATCTCTCGGGATAGTACCGGAAGCAATTGCAGCGGAAATTCTACCTTTCTTTCCGTAAGCGACTCTCACGCCCATCTCATATCACCTCCGTCAATCAGAATTGAATCACGGCATCTTCGTCCACTGGGTCGTTGCCGCTATTGCTTGTAAAATGGATAACGTCATCACCTTTAACGAGCTTGTCAATCTCCTCTTGGATGGCGTCCATATTGCTCTCCGTGTCCTCTGTCTTCTTCTGCATCTCGTAAATAGCCGAAAGCTGATGGTCGCAGATATAGTCGTCCATGTTCTTGGACTCCTCGACATAAAGCAGACACTCGCCACTCTTTGCGATGGTCGGGTTAGACGGCGTGCCCGAGAAGATTTGAAGCCATGAGCAAACTTCTCCGGGGAACTTTGTCAGTCGGCAAGAAACCGGAAATACATATTGGTAATAGGCTTCTTTGTATTTCTCGTTTTGGCGTTCCAGCCGCACGATGTCAGCTACACCGTCTGCACGGATGTAGCTCAAATAAGGGGTCGCAGTCAGCATATCGATTTCGCCGACCTGCAACGGAATCAGGTAAATGATTTTCTGATTCAAGTTGTCGCCCCTATAAATCGGTTCATTCACAGTGATAACGAGGTTCATACTGTCATCCAGCTTGATATAAATCACTCGCGTCACCTCCGTTCTTTATAGGATAATGTAGTCGATGTCTTCCAGCGCCATATCGTCATAAGTCAGCAGCGTATCTGCGTCCATTTCGTTGAGCAGTCTATGCCGCTTCAAGATTGGCGTGGCTGCTGCTGACAACAAAATGCCACCCTTTTCCGGTGCCATAAATTGTGTGATTTTCTCCGTGATGCCAGTAAGGATTTCGACTGTACTCTGTATTGCCTCATACTTTTTTGCCGTTCCATCTGCACTTGCGGAGAGCTCAATTCCAGATTCGCCGCTACCGAGAGAAAAGTGAATCTCTGTTTCAATGACAGCGGCGGCAATCTGCATAGCTGTCCCCGCCGCAGTATAGAAACGGTAGCAAAGGTCAACGATTTCCGCACTCGGTTCGACCGGAGCATCAATGGTCAGGAAATTTTGTTCTGAAATCTGGCGCACCTTGGTGTCAACTGGAAGTGCCGCCGCAGGGCGGAGAAGACTATTCTTGAGAGACTGGCGCACTTCAGCGTCAATGTTCATTCTCGAACCGCCTTCGCCCAACGACTTGGCAACCATAGCATCTATAGATGCGGCGGTGATTTGCAGCTTGTCTTCAACGCTCATAAACATATTCCGAAGCGTTTGCAAATCATCGTTTGGTGCAATCTCAATGACGGTTGGGACAGGATTGAGAACATAGTGCGTTTGGAACTCCAAATCGATGCCCCAAGTTGATGCCATGTGCAGCCGCTCATTACAGGTCTTAATCATCTTGTCGATATGAGAGACCAGCTCGGAGCCAGTTTCAACAGCGATGAACTTCTGGAGGGTATAGCTCTCAAGGCAACTCTCCAAAATCATACGGTTCGTCGCGGTCAATCCATCACGGAATGGAATGGAGTAGACGATAATGTCGCATTCAGTAAGTCGTTTGTTTAGGTAAATATCAAACTCTTTTGCCATATGCGACTCAACTCCTTATCAGGTGGGGTTCTGAGCAGACAGAGACAGATAGCCTTCCTTGATGGTCATAATGGTTGCAGTCTCAACGCTACGCGGTGTAGAGAGCGTACCATACATCAGGAGATTGCCCTCGCCAACAGTGGCGGAATCGTAAATAACGAAATGGGTAATCGTGCCCCAGCTCGCAGTTGATTCATTGAAGTTAATAGCCTGACTGTTGGTGACAACGCCGTCAACCGGCTCACCAAGGGAACTCAACTTCACACGAGCATAGCCAGCATCTGTGGACGGCTCGTTTGCACCAGTACCATTGATAGCAGGGGCGCTGGTGCTCAAGCCAATGTAATAGGTCTTTGGCAGAGCAGGAGACGTTTTCGTGTTGAAAATATTGCCTGCCGCACAATTCAGAAAGTAGGTTGTATTCATAGAATCTGTCCTCCTCTAAAAATGGGCATAATAAAAGCCGGGTGCATACGCCCCGGTTTATTGCCTGATGAAACTCTTGTTGATATTATTGGTAATAAATAAGATGCCTTGTTTGGGAATCTCGATATTGCCGTTAATATCTTTGATAGTGATTTGATAGATGTACTTACCACACAAATCTACCGTGTCCAACGGGTCTAATGTGACCGCCAACACATTTTCTGCGGTGACATCATCGTTAAAATGTGATTCCATTGGCTTCGTAAGAATCGGTACACCTGTCTTGTTGGTAAAGCTAACAATAGAGAAGTTTGCCGTACACCCACTCAGCGCAAACGGCTGGTGGCTCTTATAGAAGTAGGTGTAGAACGCAAAGTCCTGCGTCTCTCCAGCTACGAAGTCAATGGTCGGTAACGTATATGGGCTGTAATCACAGGGCATATAGGTTCACCACCTTTACTTTTTCTTTTCGCCATCTGCTGCGGAAGCCTTTTCGATAGAAGCTTCACCCAGCATAGCGGCAACCTCCTCGATAACAGCAATGCTGCCACTCAGATTTGCAAGGTTTTGTTTGCCGTTTACACTAACTGCGTTCAACGCATTCAGAACAGCGGCAAGTCGATTCATAATCTCGTCTTTCATATGGCTCTCCTTTATATCTTTTGGGTAAATAAAATCGGGAGCGGAACACCATAGGATGTGCCACTCCTTACAAAAGCCTTCGGGTGCTTTTCAATCGTGGAGTTATTATGCTTCAATTGCTTGAAGTTTCTGTTCGAGCTCGTCAATACGCCGGTACAATCGCTGAATCATGTAAGTGTTCAGGGAAATGAATTCTGCATATGTGCTGATTCCTGATTGCCGATTCCCAAATGAGATTGATTATCTCAAAGAAGCTGGATTGGACACAGTTAATTTGCGTGTTGTCAGAAAAAACTTTAAGAGTCCTCTCACCCCAGAGCAGCAAGTACACCCTTCTGAGACAGCGCTCGACGATGTTGAGCCAGATTATTACATAACGAATAACGGGTCAATGACTGACCTGAAAAGAAATGTCATCGATTGGTTGGTCGAATACCTTGGTTCTCACCAAATGACGATTGATGAACTGTAAGGAGGCTAAATGAAGCATCTGACAATCTTGGTTGACATGGATGACACGATTGAGTCACTGGCGAGTGCTTGGGTTGATTACTTAAATGCACGACACGGGACGACTACAAAGCTGACAGACATCACCGGTTGGGATATTTCTAAAGCATTCCCGACGCTCACGAATGAACAGGTGTACGCACCACTGTTCGAGGATGATTTCTGGGATTGTGTTAAACCAATTGATGGTGCATCAGAAACTTTGCAAAAGCTTATTGCAGATGGGCATAAGGTCTTGATTGTAACCACATCGAACTACCATACGCTCGCATCAAAAATGGAACGGGTGTTATTCAAATACTTCCCGTTCCTAACGTGGAACGATGTCATTATCACTTCCCACAAGCAGCTTGTGAATGGTGATGTTCTCATCGATGATGGTACGCACAATCTTGAGGGCGGGAACTATTTCAAAATCCTTATGACTGCGCAACACAATAAAAAATATGATGCAGAAGCCAATGGGATGCTCCGTGTAGAAACATGGGCTGAGGTTTATTCAGCAATTACGCTTCTTGCAGAGGAAGACGACCTTAAAGGTTGGAAGGAGGTGCCAATGGCAATTACTTTGTACTCAACAGGATGTCCAAAGTGCAAGGTTCTGAAAAAGAAGCTGGAAGAAAAGGGTATCAAGTACACAGAGAACAATTCTGTGGATGAGATGCTGTCACTTGGAATCAGTCAGGTGCCCGTTCTTAGTGTGAACAATAAATTACTTGACTTCTCGACAGCAAATGACTGGGTGAACCAACAATAAGCGAAGGGAGATTAAGCAATGAACATTCCACTCAAAATGAACAGGGACTTTGAAAAGGCTATGACCACACTCAATGAGCGCTATGGTGAAGATTTCGAGTACCTGAACGGTTTCCACGAAACGCAACTGAACTTTTCGGATTTCATCGATGGTTTTATTGACAAGAATGTCGCCGACGTGACCATCGATGCCAATGCGAACGCATCCAACAAGGATATTCGCAGTCTTTTGAATGAAAAGGGTAAATCTCACGATAAGCTGTTCGCTTTCAACAAGATTTTCTATGAGATGAAGAAGCGCTACAACCTGAAAACAGCCCGTGAATGGCTTGAAACAGAGTATAACGGCGGGTTTTATCTGCATGATGCGTCTACTTCTACATATCTGCCGTACTGCTATGCCTATGACCTGACCAGACTGGCAACCGAGGGTCTTTTCTTCCTCAAAAACTACAATAATCAGGCTCCAAAGCACCTCACAACGTTCATGGATGACGTAATTGAGTATATCAGCTACATGAGCAATCGTAGTTCCGGTGCTGTAGGCATCCCCAACGTCCTTATCTGGACGTATTACTTCTGGAAAAAGGACTGTGAGAGTGGTCACTTCATTAAGAACCCCGAATACTACATCAAGCAGTGCTTCCAGAAGTTTATCTACCGCCTGAACCAGCCGTTTATGCGCATCGACCAGACTGCTTTTGTTAATGTGTCAATTTTTGACCGGAATTACATTGAGGCGTTGTTCGGCGGCGTGCAATATCCTGACGGAACATATGTGATTGACTGTGTTGAAGAGCTGATTGAGCATCAAAAGCTCTTTATGGAGGTCGTTTCGCAAATCAGAAGTGAGAATATGTTTACGTTCCCAGTGCTGACATACAGTTTGCTTTACCGTGACGGCAAATTCGTCGATGAAGAGTTCGCCAGATGGTGTTCCGACCACAATGTGACATGGAATGACAGTAACTTCTTCATCAGCGGCGATGTAAACACGCTGAGTAACTGCTGCCGACTGCTGTCTGATACTTCAAAACTCAACGCATTCATCAATTCGATTGGTGGCACAGCACTCTCCATCGGTTCTGTGAAGGTCAACACAATCAACCTCATGCGGATTGCGTTGGAAACTGAGTGTGACGAGAAAAAGTATCTTGCTCTGCTCAAAAAGCGTGCGTTGCTGTGTTGTAAGACACTCGATACTGTACGCCATATCATCCAAAGAAACGTTGAGAAGGGGTTACTCCCCAACTATCAGGATGGCGCGGTCGAGATGGACAAGCAATACTGCACAATGGGTATCCTTGGTCTGTATGAAGTCATCGAGGCATTTGGTTACACCAAGACGGATGAGTTTGGTTACATCAGTTACACCGATGAAGGCATCGCTTTTGCAAGCAAAATCTTTGAGGTACTGAATGAGGTCAAGGACAACTTCACCGATGCTTACTCTTTCAACATCGAGAGTGTCCCTGCAGAGCGTGCGGCAGTTATCCTGTGCCAGAAAGACAACGTTCTGTACGACCACAATGACAAGTTCATCTACTCAAACCAGTGGATTCCGCTGTCTGCGAAATGCACCATTCAGGAGAAGCTCCGCCTCAGCTCAATCCTTGATGAGAAGTGTTCTGGCGGTAGCATTGCACATATCAACTTGGAATCCAACTTCCCTAACACGGAAACAGCGTGGAAGATGCTGAACAAGATTGCTCAGGCTGGCGTGATTTACTTTGCGTTCAACACTCGTATCAACGAGTGCAAGAACCATCACGGCTTTGTTGGCACTGACCATTGCCCAGTATGCGGTGAGCCCGTCTTTGATACATACCAGCGCATTGTTGGGTATCTCGTCCCATCAAGGGCTTACTCCAAAGACCGTTTCCGTGAGTTTAACACAAGACAGTGGTACAGCTATGCGGAGGCTATGAGCGAATGAGAGTAAAGACAATTGTGGATGAAGACTTCACTAATTATAAAAAGCCAGCGATGTTCATTGGAACGATTTCTTGTGGCGGTAAATGCTGTATTGAAGCAGGTATCCCGTTGTCGGTCTGTCAAAATGATGGGTGGCGTGCAAGCGCCCCCATCAGTATTAACGACGAACAACTGTGCCTCCGGTATCTGAATAATCCGCTTACAGAATCAATCGTGTTTGGTGGGCTTGAACCGCTTGAACAATTTAATGAGCTGTGTTCGTTTCTTGAGGTTCTTCGCGGTCAATTCCAGTGCAAAGACGACGTTGTTATTTATACTGGTTACTACTTTGAAGAAGTCCCTGAATGGATTCAACAGCTTGCCACTTATGGAAATGTGATTGTGAAGTTCGGACGATACATCCCAAACCAAAAGCACATATTTGATGAAGTGCTTGGCGTCGAACTCGCTTCTGATAATCAATACGCAGAGCGGTTCGACAGTTAAACATATTGGAGAAGACATCAATGAAAATCAACATCAATCCAGACAAAGAGTTTGTTAACGATATGCGTAAAGCATTGAAAGACAATAATGGCTTCTGTCCATGTGCCATCGAAAAAAACGAGGACACAAAGTGTATGTGTAAGGAATTCAGAGAGATGGCAAGTGGAACCTGCCACTGCGGTCTCTATACAAAAACAGAGTAAAACGTCCAAACGAAAATAAGGAGGATATATGATTAAACGTACAATCAAGGAAACTGTCCGTGAGTATGACGCAGACGGGAAAGTCGTAAGAGAGACGGTCACTGAGACGACCGAGGATGACGACACTATGTACTTCCCGCAATTTCAAACCTACCAAGAAACAGTTAAGCCTTGGTGGGGCGAGCCGTCTTGTGCTTGCAAAACAAATAGCTAAGGAGGACACAATGCATAGAGTTGGAGAATTTGAAAAGGTCAGCTTTGAACAATTTCAAGAAGATTTTCAAGCGGGTGGTTTTGCCCACCTCAACAAAGATATCGACGACTTCGTGTTGGTGTCAGAAGAAGAAATTCGACTTATGTGGGAGTCGATTGAAATCCCTAAGCGTGCAACCAGTGGCTCTGCAGGTTACGATTTCAAGGCACCATTCAGTTTCGAACTGAGCCCCGGTAAAACCATCAAAATTCCTACAGGCATCCGGGTTAAGATTGATGATGGTTGGTGGCTGGGTTGTCTGCCTCGCAGTGGTCTGGGTTTCAAATATCGGCTTCAGCTCAACAACACAATGGGCGTAATTGACAGCGATTATTACTTCTCTGACAACGAGGGGCATATTTTCGCAAAGATTACGAATGACAGTAATGAAGGCAAAACAATCACCGTAGAGGCGGGTAGTGGTTTCGTACAAGCCATCTTCATTCCGTATGGGATTACATACTCCGATGATGCAACCGGCGTCAGAAACGGAGGTATTGGCTCCACGGACAGCAAGGCGTAAGAGGAACCACACATGAAAGACTCATCTTCAAAAGGTCTTGGATTGTGCGATGTACTCGCCGTAGTTTTTATCGTTCTGAAGCTGATTGGCGTGATTGATTGGAACTGGTGGTGGGTACTTTCGCCTGTCTGGATTCCGGTTATTATCGTAGTCATTGCTTACATAGTAATCAGTATCGTTGATTAGGTTCCTTATTACTCAAGAGGTAGACATGGGGCTGGCTTTACTGCCAGCCCTTTCTTTTTTTACATACGCGCAGCGCACGAGGAGGCGAGATTATTAACACCATGCAAATCCCATTTTGGGAAAGGTACACACTGACAATTCAGGAGGCATCACAATACTTCCGCATCGGAGAAACTAAGCTGCGTAAGATTGTCAGCGAAAATAAAGACGCTGATTTTGTTCTTTGGAATGGCACACGCCCACAGATTAAACGTACAAAATTCGAGCGATTTGTTGACCAACTCAACCTTATATGACATCTAACTTGAAAGTGAATCCAGACTATGGTATATTGAGAATGCCATGTTGATATTCATTTTCAGACAAAAGGAGTAGCCATGCCTGAAAAAAGAAAAGACAACAAAGGCAGAGTTCTGAGAGAAGGTGAGGTGCAGAGAAGCGACGGGAAGTATATGTACCGCTATACTGATTCTGGTGGAGTACGCCGAGCGATTTATAGCTGGAAGCTTGTAGAGTCAGATAAAGCGCCTGATGGTAAGCGTAGCACAGAACCATTAAGGACTCAGATAAAACGAATCCAAAGGGATATTGATGACGGTATCAGCTCCCATACGGCGTACAGGATGACGCTGAACAGCTTTTATGACGCCTACATTGAAACTAAGTACGAGCTTAAAGCATCTACAAGAACCAACTATAAGTATATGTACAGGAAGTATGTACAGGACGAAATAGGCGCGAAGAACATTGCCGACATCAAGTATAGCGATATCAAGCGGTTCTACATCCACCTCATTAAAGATATTGGATTTAAGCCGAACAGTATGGAGATAATTCATACGATTCTTCATCCGGTCTTTAATGTAGCAGTGAGGGATGGGTTCATAAGAACAAATCCTACCGACGGTGTGATTGCAGAAATCAAGAAGAGCCATAACTGGGAGAAACCAAAGCGTCATGCGTTGACAGAGACACAGCAAAATAGGTTCCTCGATTTTGTTTCCAGTTCGAAAACGTACAAACACTGGATGCCGCTGTTTACGGTCATGCTTGGGACAGGCGCACGCATAGGAGAAATCCTCGGATTGAGATGGGAAGATTGCGACTTCACGCAAAATATTATTGACATTAACCATAATTTGATATATCGTCAACAAGAAAGCGGGAAGATGGAGCTCCACATCACTACTCCGAAGACACGGGCTGGCACGCGAATCATTCCAATGTTTTCTGACGTGCGAGCAGCTTTACTCCAGATTCGATTGAAACATATGGAGGAAGGCTTCAACGAGTGCGAGGTTGATGGATACACGAACTTCATTTTTAAGAACCGGTTCGGAGAGATGCTAAATCCACACGTCATCAATAGAGCGCTTGAGAGAATTATTCGTGACTGCAATGCCGAGGAAACAGAGCGTGCAGAGCAAGAACACCGAGAACCAGTTTTACTTCCACACTTCAGCGCACACAATCTCAGACACACATTCTGTACTCGCCTTTGCGAGAACGAAACAAACCTAAAGGTAATCCAAGAGATTATGGGACATCGAAACATCGAGACAACGATGGATGTCTACAACGAAGCGACCAAGGAAAAGAAGATGTCCAGCTTCGCAAATCTTGAAGGAAAAATCAGAGTGTCCTAA